CGATTTATTGGCGATATCGGCACCGTTTTGCTCTTTGAGCAAGGCGGTGTTTTTGACAAATGCGGTGGTGGCCAGTTGGGTGGAGTTTGTGCTTTTGTCTGCCGTCGGGGCACTTGGCACGCCAGTTAAGGTTGGACTATTCAGTGGCGCATACTGTGGGTGAGGGTTGGCGGCGGTGATATGCGCGTTGAGCTGGCTATCGGCGTACGCTTTTACCTCAATTGCTTTATCATCGACGTATTGTCGTGTTGCCAGCACGACTGCCGGGTCGATTTTCAGGGTGATGGCGTCAGCACTATTCACAATCAGGATCATGCGGACGGTTTGCACCCGGCCTGAGCCTTCTTGCAACTGCGGTTTATAGGTGTCGGCGCAGTTTGCTACGGCAATCAGGTCGCCGTCGCTGTCATACAGACCGATTTCGCGAATCCACCAGCCGCCTTCAGTTTCAGGGATAACCTGCTCGGCAATGATTTGGTTAGTGTTTTGGGGATCGACACTCAGTGCATTGAGCGGCGCACGACGTTTCTCGTTGACCAACTTGGTTTGGGCTGGCGTTGGGGTTGGCAGGCTGCCGCCACCATCGCCCACGGCCATTTGCGTGATAGCCAGATGGCTACCCAACGCGGTGGCGTTGGCCAACTTCGCCGCGCCGATATTCGTCAGTAAAGCAAAGTATTTTGTACTCATGCAGATTACTCATACGGTTAACAGGGTAGGATGCCGTTGTGGCATCGGGGATGCTGGGGTGCTGACTGGTGATAACCAGCCGGCTGAACCCCGGCTGTGATTGCGTCACGGTAGTATGCGAGAGTGCTTGCCTGGTCGCATCTGGTGGGTGTTGGCGCAAGGCGCAGACAACATCGGGGAGGGGGACATAAAAAAAGCCAGCGTAGGCTGGCTTGGCGAGGAGCGTGGATTAACCGCCGACGTTCAGGTCGTCAATCAGATGAATCGCACCACCGGTGAATTCTTCGCCCGAAATACTGATGGTTTCTGGGAAGTAGGGGTAGATGGTTAACTCGTCACCGCTGTAAGAGCTGGCGCCCAGCGAGACGGTACCTTGCGTGTCCAGATTGATATTCAGCCCTAACATCTGACGGCTGACGGGTTTGGCATCGGCAATCAGGCGTTCCAGTTCCTGAAAGGACTCCTCTGTAATGCCCGATTCCTGGATGCCGATATCCAGCCGGAAGGTGCCGGGAACATCGCCGGTTTGCCACCACTCTTTGATGCGAATCAGGTATCCCAGCGGTTCAACCACCCGGCGCAGTGCGCCGATAGTGCCCTTATGCCGATGGATAAAAAACGCATCTTTGATGACTTTTCGTTTGACGGCTTCCGACCAGCTTTCATCCCAGCGATCAACCGACCATGTCCAGGCCAGATAGGGCAACAGCTCGACCGGGCAGGTGTCGGGATTCCAGATCTGGCGCAGGGGAATCGGCACGTTTTCCACACTGGCGCCGGTCGTCGCGACCGCATGCTCCAGTGTGGATGAACCGGGGGGAAGCAGGGGGCTTTTATTCATCCGTACCCCCCAATATCAGGGTGTAGCCAGTGCAATGCGACGCCTGGGTATCATCCAGTACGATATCTGCTGCCGGACTGGCTAACTCTACCCGCTGAACGCCTTCCACATGCAATGCCGCGTAAATGGCCGATCGGCGGATGTCGCGTCCCAAGCGGTGCTGGGTGGTGACGTAACTCTGCAGCTTCTTCTCGGCAGCAGCACGTATCGGTTCGGCTTCCGGTCCGGGGTACAAATACAGCGTGGCATTGATGTCGTAAGGAACGATCACCGCCGATTTGACGGTGACCCGATCTGCCACCGGCCTGACATCTTCGGCGTTGAGCGCGGCGTTAACGGTGGCGATGAGCGCGTCACTGGCGGTACCGTCATTTTCCCGAGACAGGACCGATACCAGTACCTCGGCAGGACCGGGGCTGATAACCGAAATATCGGCGACCTGGCCGCTGGCGCTGCGTCCATGAAACTGGTATGCGCCGATGGAGCCCGCCACACTCAGGCCTTCATAAGCCTGTTGGATACGCAGGCGAAAATCGGTATCAGACTCCATCACTGCGGCGGTCGGAGGAACGGTGGTCGCGTCGGCCGGGGTGATCACCAGTCGCGATACGTTAACGTTAGCACCCAACTGATCCAGGTCGTTGCCACGGGAAAACGCCAACATCCCAGCCTGAGCGGCTTCATTGATGCGTTGGCGTAACAGGAGTTCGCGATAGGCGTTTTCCTGCAGCAGTTTTACTAACGGCTCTGACTCGAGGGTCAGGGTACGTGCAATAGCGGCACGTTCATCGTCACTGTAAAGCGATAACAGCGTTTCCTTGCGCGAGGCGTACAGGGTTTCATAATCCAGCGTTTCCACGACGCTTGGGGCGGGTAACTGACTTAAATCGATAATGGGCATGATCTCAGCTCACAGGAATGGTTAACGAAAGGGATGTGCTGTTGCCGGACAACGTGCCGGAAATATCCACAATCAACTGGCCGTCGTAGTGGCTTTCCATTGAGATGGACGTCAGTGTCAGGCGGGGTTCCCACTTCAACAGCGCGACATAGCAGGCAGCCTGGACCTGTAGCTTCAGGGCGGGTGTCTGCGGTTGGTCGATAAGCGTGGACAGCAGCGAGCCATAATCACGCCGCATGACCCGGCTGCCTTGCGGGGTGGTGAGAATATCGCGCACGCTCTGGCGCAAATGTTCCAGATCGCTCAGGCTGACGCCGGTGTTGCGATTCATGCCGGTGTACGATGCGCTGGTCATAAAGGTCCTCCTGTTGTGCCGCCGCCACTTTGTACGCCGCCGTGTTGATGGGTATGGACCACCACACCATTGGAGGAGAAACTGCCCCCTGAATGGGTGACGCTGCCTGTGATGCTGCCGCCTTGCTGCACTTCGATGGTCTGAGTAATCAGCTTATGCGTACAGACGACTTCCGGAGTATCCAGCGTGATGCGTTCGCTGGCGTTGATGGTGACGTTTTTTGTGGTAACGGACACGGATTCTGCCGCAACGACAGTGGCGGTTTTGATGCCGGTGACGGTCAGTGCGCTGTTCGCTGGTTCATATTCCATCACAGCACCATCGGGAAAACGGATGTGGCAGGCATCCGCAGAAACTGATGGTGCAGGGTGGTTATCGCTATAAATACCCGGTACGACAAAAGCCGTGTTGAGCTCGCCTCCTATAGCAAGTATGAGTACCTGTTCACCCACCGACGGTGCCCACCATTCGCGGGAACTCCCCGCGCGACGGGACAGCCAGTGGAGCCATCCGGTGACCATGCCACCGGTCTGCACGCGACAGCGCGCCTGTTGGGTATCAACTTCAGTAACGACGCCGATACGAATCAGGTTACGCAGCGCACGCTGGATTTCGGAGAGATATTCGTATGTATTCATGGTGGGAAGCATGCGTCTTCCCAGTGAATGAGACAATTGTCCACGGTTGTGTGGCTACGGATACCACCGGTAGTTGCATTATTTGTTGCGAGGTAAACGCTGAATAACCTGGCATGAGAGATAAGGGAAAATGAATACGAAAAAAACGCCGATAGAATGGTGATGACAAATTGGAGATAAATAAAATAATAAGAAAGTAATATCAGGAATCACTATATGGCAGAGGGGACGTATCTGAGGTGGGAATGAGGTAATAGTAAAAAAATAGGCCGTTTTCACAACGGCCTTTATGGGGACAGTGTTATTTCAAACGATCAGTTGCCTTTCCATTGACTGATCAATTCCCCAGCGATATAGAGCACGGTGGGCCGGCTAACTGGTTCAGGCGGAGTGGGTTCCGGTTCGTAATTGACCTGCACTGTCTGGTTTAGTTCGCTGACGCGATTACGTTCTGTCAGGTTAAGACGAATAGACAGCGTGCTGGTATTATCGGCATTATTATCAATGGTGAAACTAATACCTTTATTGCGAATGCTTTCCCGCGTCAGTAAATCGGGCTGGTTTTGGCGCACCCAAAGTAACAGTGTGACGAAAAGTGTATCGGGGTTATCAGCGAAATTATTCAGCGTCAGTAGCAGCTGATAACGGTATTCGAATGACAGGGAGGGTTCCTGCAACGCAGCAATTTCACCTTCCTGGATCCGAAACTGTAATGCATTACTCAATGACGGTAATGCTGTGGTCAGTGCAAGTCTGAGGCTTTGCGGTTTTTGCATAGTAAGGTTCCTGGTGTGGCGGCGATCGTCAGCGTAGGCTGATTATTCCCAAATATTGATACTTTCCTGAGAACTGGACCCGCTGATATCGGGCAAGGTAACGGCAGTGCCGTGTGGCAGAATGGGGCCAAGATCTGCCAGTCCCGGGTTGGACTGCATGACGGTTTCAACTACGCCCTGCGTACGGCCGTAATAGCGGTAACAGAGCGCATCCAGCGAGTCGTCCTGATGAGCGTAGACTTTCATGTGACACCTTTGAGTGCAGATAAAATAAGGCCGAATGAAACGGGCTGTTTCTGATTCGTTATCCTCCCGAGGATCAGCCTCAACTGCAATGCAGGCGCGGTGTGGTGTTGATAGCACAACAACATATAAGCGCGTTGTTATGTCATTCGAATGATTAAAAGGGAGGATGGGGAGATATGACAGAACCTATCCCACCAGGCTATTTCCTCCATTATCGCGCCAGTTGGGATAGGTTCTTAATTCTACCTTGCTGTATAAAACGAAAAAAATATTACCAACGAACAGGTCTGCACTGAGTCAGTTATTACAATTCATGCCAAAACGTATATTCCGGGTTTAATCGGACTGGCCGCTATTATCAAACGGTCTGGATACGAAAAAAAATGTTGCTGTGTATAAGTCTGGCGCATTGGCCACAGAGAAAATCCATTAATTTGCCCGTGCATCTGGTTAAATAACCAGGCGTTTCATGCCGGTCGTTATTATCCATCGCAATCCCTCACAACGATTGTTGCTCTAACCATGCCTTTAGCTGTTGCCCATCACCACTGCTCTTCAGAAATTGCTGATAATCACTATGCGGGAGCTCGCCGTGAGATAAGTCGGCGATTAGCGACATGGCGATTTTCATTTCTTCAGGATTGCATTGTGATATCAAAGACATATCGGCAATTAATCGAATCCTTGACAAGGTCAGCTCTCTGCTTTCAGTCTGTTCCACGGTACCTCTTCCATTGTGAGACTGTATTTATATACAGTACTTTATTCAGTAATATTCGTCAACTCATAAGTGCAGGACCTGTGTGTCCATGATGCGCTTTCCATCAACGGCGGATATAGCTTTATTCCTAATTTCATCAATCAGTTGCCCGTCAACGCTGACCCTGGCGCCTCGAACCAGAGCCTCCCGTTCCCAGCGTGAAAGGTGAATGCCTCGTTGTCTTAACCGGGGGCCTAATGACGCCAGTTTGTCACGCTGGAAATTGGTTAATCGTGCTGAAGGAACACGAGGAATATCACGGTATGACGACGGGAGTGCAGCCCGTGAAATCCTCCCCCCACAGTTATTGACAGAACTCCAAGGGAGAGCAGACCGCTGCCTGTCGGTTTCGTCGTGGTGAGTGGTACGGTTTTTGGCCACGATTCGCCATTCATCTGGCCGGGTGGGGAAGACGCGTTCACTGCCGCACTGGACAGAAAAAATACCGACAGTACGCACGATCGTTTCATCATAAGCGTTGAGTCGCTCGCTGGCGGCTCTGGCGACGCGAACCGACTGGCATTTTCGGGCAACGTTGGCTCCCCCTTGCGCTTCAATATAGGCAGCAAAGTCGCCGTGGTCGGCGGCATATCTCACGCGTTCGGCCTGCTCCCCCAATGCGCCTGTCAGAGAACGGCTGCGAATGCGCCGGCATTCCCGATAGGCACCGACGGTAGGCAGGCCAATAAAATGAAACTGGGGGATGCGCCACAGCGATGCCCATGCAGAAGCGGCGGCCGCCATATCTTTCAATGGTTTTCCCGTTTCATGGTCTGTTTCATCGTCCAATGCATAGCCGTCGATATTTTTGGCAATGTATTTGGCAACATAAGCCGTTGCACCGCCTTTGTTGATGTGTTTGCAGTCAAACAAACGTTGCGCTGCGCCGCTGTTTTCCTGTCGCAGCACATAACGCCGCAGGATATCGACAATCGCCTGACGCTGCGCGCGCTCGCAATACAGCATCAGGTGCCAGTGCGGCGTACCATCATGATGCGGTTCGACGACCCGCAGACCGTAAACGGATAACTTGCGGTCTTTGAGTGCAGTACGAATTTTGCTCCACAGCTTGACCAAATAATGTTGAGTCATTTTGGGCGATGGGCAATCCGGCATCCATCCGGTGTTAGGCAATACCTGGTCGTGATTACGGGTACGGGTGGGGTGGTAATGCCCAGGAGCCGTTAGCGTGACCAGCATACCGATGTGTTGATGCGCTGTGGCATAACGTTCAATGCCTGCCAGCATCGCCATCAGTTCCATACGGCGAATACTGGGGTTAGCGATACTGGACATGACTTTATCGATCAGATCCACACGCTCACCGCTGCGGGTGTTTTCCAGATCCCGACTTTTCAGGAAATCCAGCGTCGCCAGTCGGCGGTAGTGACTCTCTTGCCAGGCCTGACGGCTGAGAAACGGCGATGCCGCCCGGCTGACTTCGCCGCTGGCAATCCACAACGCTTCACGCCAACGGGTACGCTGTATTTTTAACTGCCGTTCCCACCAGCGCGGGGTCACCAGCCGCATGATACCGGCGCAGGCTTGTTCTAGCGTGAGCGTTCCACTCTGGTGGCGATGCCAGTACGCCGGGGTTACGTTCAGTGCCTGTGCCAGCGTCGCCAATTGACCATAGAGATGGGTTTGTATCTCGTCACTGAATAGCGGCATGTGATGATTGCCACTACACGCCTGCAAGTACTGATCGCAACGCGCGTTGTAGGCATCATTCATGTGACCGGCGATACGGCTGGCAAATGCAGACAGCACCCGATCTGGCATGTCCGGCAGTTGGTGGTATTGTTCCGCCTCACTGATGAAGCGCGAAGAACGGCGAGTGTTCATCCGGTAACGGGAGTTAACGGCGTCGATTCGGGGCCACAGACGACGATGAACCACCGCTAACAGGTAGTTAAACGCGGCCTGTAGCCCCTGATGTTGCTTGAGATACTCGAAGCGTCGCCGAAAGTGATCAGCGAGGAAACGCGGTAACAGCGCCAGTTGATACAAGACTGCCTGCCCTTGTCGCAGCGTATCTGAAGACAGCGTACTGGATTCGGGCAGAATAGCCGTACGGGGGGCATTCCAGGCATAGGCCCAGCGATGTTCCCCGTTATCGGCACTTTTTTCGCTGTTGTCAGACGTCATAACCAGCCCGCGTGTTGTTTACCCAATGCGTGTTTGTCGGATGATCGGCACAAATTGCCGTACCGTTTCCGGTCTGTCAGTTCGTAGATGTTGTCATCAGGACTGCGGCCGGTAATGGCGTAGCCGCTGTTCACGGATTTCCTGACAGGATACGCAGCACACCACACCGGGAATCGCCAGCCGACGAGCCTCGGGAATCGGCGCATCACAATCTTCACAGACTAATGCCGATGGGATGACGGGCGCGGTACGTGCGTGCGCAATTTGTGCATCCAGCAGTAACGCTTGCTGCTCCTGAGAGATGTCCATACTGTCTGCCATCAGTGCGCCTCCCACAGCTGGTGCCGAATGTTTTCTGCTTCCTGTTGCAAGAGCGCTACCAGTTCCTGTGCGGATAAATGCTCCTGACAGGCGTGTTGCGCCAGATTATCCAGATGCTCGCTGTAGCGATGAGCAAGGTTGGTGCGCCAGCTATCCTGCGGGCGGCTACCCGGTGGGATGATGCTTGTGCAGTGCCTTTTTTGGTTATTTTTCATACATTCTCCTGATAATAAGCCGCAACAAGTCCTGCCAGCCAAAATGGCGGCCTGTCTGGCGGCGGTTGAGTTAACGGCGGTGGTTTTCTGATGAAATCAGCCGTTAGCGATAAAAACGGGTGTTAGCGAAAATAATGTTCGGGTTTGATACTGGACAGAATGTCAGGGGCATCGCTAAACAGGCTGTGTAATTCACCGGCAGCGCGAACCAGTGCATCTGTCCATTGGCAATCTGGCTCATCGATACGCCGCAAAGGGTGGTTGAATTCCCGCGCTGTGAGCCCGGCGTGAAAAAACAGAGTGCGGCGCTCGCTAAGGTGTAAGCGGGTGACTAATGGCAATACGTCATTTCTTTCCTTAATCTCCGACCCGCCAAATGCGTTGCGTAGTTCACTCAACGCGCTGACAACCCGCTCTCTTGCCATTTCATCCATCTCATCAAGCAGGTAGACACACCAGCGTTGGTGCAGGGCAGCATGAAAACACAGCGTGCGCCGATAGCGTTCCGAAAGTCGTTGGTAAAACAGGCAAGTCTGTTCCCAGCGCGAATCAGCAAAATGTTTTCCAAGCAGCGCCCGCAAATTTGGCGGCAGAGCCTGCAGGTGATTGGCAGTAAAGGCATAATGCGGCTTCATGATGACGCTCGCTGACTATCACGGGCGTTTGGCCGGTTGCTGAACTGGGGATGGTGGTACTGAACTTTAGTAGAGTTCGAATTTCCGAATTTCGTGGTAAAGTCATTAGTATGATTCACAGCGTTCAAATGGTATTGCCCATTTGGCAGCAGCTGTAACGTTGCAACAAGTGAAAATGCGTCCGATTTCCAGTCAGGAGTGAACGGCGTTTTTGCATTTGCAAAATAACAGGAACTGGGGAGATCGATTGCGGTGCAGTATCTATTCCCGGTAGCAGGTGAATAGCGCCAGAGATCAGCCATTGCCGATACCGTTTGCATCGCGTTGTGCAAGCAGGTGAAAGTCGCCGTTACCTGAGCAGGCATAGAATGAGGTATTCGATAATCTATGGCTACCGGTGTTGCGATGACACAAAAAGCACTCACTGACGTAGGATTTTCCTCAGAAATGAGCGATAGAATTGAAATCTCGTTCGACATAAAGCAATATCTCCCCCAGGCCAGGGTGTTCTATGGTGTTACATGTGCTATGTCGACACTATAAAACACGTAACGTGTATATGTAAATACTCGTGAGGTGTTTTTGAATACAAATAGTGATGCCGTGTCTGCGGCCTCCGTGCTTGAGCGCATCATGTCAAGCTATGGAGTAAAGACTCAGAAGGAACTGAGCGAGGTAACTGAAATACCTACCAATACAATCAGTAACTGGGTTCAGCGAGGGAACGTGCCGGGTAACATTATTCTTAAATGTGCGCTAGATACTGGAGCCGAAGCAGGATGGCTGGTAACTGGTGAGTTTGCAAATGCGAATGTCTTTGCTCATAAATCACCGCTGAAAGGCAAGGCGCTTTATGAGCAAATTCTGTCATCGGGTGGTAAGGCGGTACTGCGTCGTATGCTTGATGCCTATGGCTTTAGTACGCAAAAAGAGTTGGGTGATTTACTGGGCATTGCGCCTGGGACGATCAGTACCTGGATTCGGCGAGATTTCTTTCCTGGGGATGTCGTCGTCACCTGTGCGCTGGATACCGGGGTGTCACTGGCGTGGCTGGCGACCGGTAAAGGATCGCCGCAACAGCATGATACGCCGGTGAGCCGTCATGATGACGCGGGTATTACCCTGATTCCACGCAACGTACTAAAAACAGGTAAATTGCAGGAAGCAGGGGAGTGGAAAGCTGACCCACAATGCATTCCTGCTGGCTTGCATGCACCGTTGCTGGTGGAGGGGAGCACCGCTTCCTGGCTGGTGGATACCGGTATTACCAGTATCAGTAATGGACGTTGGTTGCTGGATATTGATGGTAAAAACGATATCTATGATGTGGCCCTGTTGCCGGGGCGCAAAATGCAGGTTGAAGGCGGCGGCTCGCAATTTCAGTGCGGGGTCGACGAGGTCACTCCCCGTGGGGTAGTGGTGCTGACGTTAACGCCCAGTCTCTAA